GCTGTTAGCAAGGGGTGTACGAACGAAGTGCTTCAGACCGTTAGGTACATCAGTACACAAATACCAACCGTTTACGTCGGTCAAGTAATGGTTAACTGTGTAGCCTTCTGGAATTGAACCGTTGTTCTTCAACGCGTTGATGTCGTTGTCAGTAGTACCAACACGGAGGCTGGTTTCTAACAAACGAGTAGCAACGAACATTAAGTTTGGCGGAACAATCAATTTGCGTGGCTTAGCGGCGATTAACAGTCCGCGCTCATCTGTCCAAGCGGCAATCTGAATAACTGCGTTTTCCAACGAAGTCTCATTCAAGTCAGACGCTGTAGCTGGGCGATTGCTGTTAGTGCCGCCACCAGTCAAAGGATGAGCAGTGCTGAACAAAGAAACGCCATCACCACCGACATAAGCCGAGGAGAAACCGTTGTTAATGACAGCAGCAGCTTTTACCTGTTTGGTGTAAGCCATAGCACGAGCCAGACCCTTGGTGTAACGAGCAGACAGTGAGTCATACAAGTTATCTTCCACAGCTTCTTCCGTTATGGAGAAGCCAAGAGCGATGGTTTCGTGGTTGTAACGAGCCGTAAATGCTTCTTGTGCATTGTCATAAGCGATGGCAGAACCCTCGTTTTTGACTGGTGCGGCAGAGAAGCCAGACAGCTTGGTCTCTTCTTCAAAGCTACGCTCAGAAGTTTCTGTTTCGTAAATCTCTTTATGCTCTTCGCCGTAGCGTGCATACTCAAGACCGAACAAAGCATTAAGACCCGGAAGGAGTTCCTTCAGTAGTTGTGCGCGTGAAATAGCCATGATTTATGCTCCTTATGCGCCAGTGGCAGAGTAGTAACCATGCAGTGCTTGGTTAAACTTAACCAAAACTTCTGGATACTGGGTGAACACAATAGTGGACGCGCTAGGAATAGCTGTAACACTGCCGGGGACTGCAATCGTAGCGTTAATCGTAACTGACGTTGCAGCGGCTGCCGCAGCGGTGGTTACAAAAGAACCCGTTTGAATGATTTGTCCATTTGCTGCAACATAAGCTACATCTGTTCCAACAGGGATTGCGCTAGGCAAACCAGAACCAGTTAAGGTAATTGTTGTAGTAGATGAAGAGCCAGTTGCACTGACTGAAATAGCAGACTCTTGTACCAAGCCAACCAAACGCAAAGGTAAGGTGCTTGTTACTGGAGTAGCTGAAGGAGCCAGAACTGCGTTAGCAGAATTACCAGTGGTGGTGCTTCCGGTATTGTTAATGGCTGACAGGTTAGTGCCAATCATAGCCATAGCAGCGGAAGCAACAGCAGTAGTAGCGGAACATACAACAGCCTTGAACACAGCATCAGGGTCGTCCAATACATAGGCTTGGCAGTCACCAGCAAGGGTGCCTGAAGGCCAGTATTGAGCAAATTGCTTTTGCTTGTTTAGCGGGTTTGTATAAGTACATCCCAAGAAAATACCAACCGTTTGGTTTAAACCAGTGCCAGTAGAAACTGAGGCACGAGTTACATTACCACGCGATAGTACGACGAAATCACCGTAAAAGATGTCGGTCGCATAACCGTACTGGATGTTGTACATACGGGTAGAACCCGCAAATACTTGACCACCAATTAGGTTCTGCGGCAACAGCCCGTAAGGCGCGTTGACAGCGGGATAAGCCATTTAAGACTCCTTTAAAAATTACTTAGAACCAGAACCAAACCCGCTACCTCTACTTGTTGTTGACTTGTGCTCAGCAAAAAGGGGCATACGCGGGTCACTATTTCGCATGAAGTTATTGTCTACCGAAGTCATCTGGTTTTGTGCTTGCTCATCGTAATACTCTTTCATAGCAGTGACGCGTTCAGTAAGGTTCTTGCAGAGCATGAGCCCACCTATTTCGACGTTGCCTGTAGCAGCATTACCTTCTAGCATCAATTCCGGATGATCCACTGCTTTTACCGGTTCCCAATGGTCACGCATCATTTTTGATACGTTAGTCGGGAGCGCTTGTCCATTTATATGCGTCGCAATCCAGCGAAACGTATAGCCGGGGATAGGCGTTGGGTCTGGCAGTGAACTCGAAGGTCTGTAAACCATTCGAGCGGTTTTTTCGCGTGTCAATGTGTCACGAGGGGTACGGTTTTCAGCCATTTTGATTCTCCAATTTCAATACTTGTTCAGCATACTGCTTAGGGGTTAATTTGAATTTTTGTGCTAACGCCAACTGGGTTTTCGTTAACTCAATCTTTCTTTTACCTGTCGAACGAGTCGCAGGCGCAACCACAGAGGCAGGTTTCTTCGGAGATTCACCGGACCTTGGCCTGTCTTCGTTACCACCGAAAACTTCAGGGAACTTCGACTTCACGCGAGCATCAATTTGCTCGAAATATTCATCAGATCGCGGGTCCATACCCGAATTGACTAGTTTTTGATGCAGCCCTAGTGAGTAGCTGGTAACTTCTTCGAACCCATCTGCACCGAACCACTGGTTTTTTGCTTGCCAGCGCAAGGTTTTTTCGTCCGGTTGAGTACGTTGGGGTTCTCGATAACCCGTTTGTACATCAGAATTTTCATCTTGTAAAGGGGTTGGACGAAAATTTTTCGTACTTTCCAATTTCATCTTGGCGTCCAGCAACGCTTCCTGTGCGGCAAGAATGGCATCGGAGTCAAAAGCCTCCTGTGCTACCTTGTATTCACGGCGTGCTTTGTCCAACTCAGCTTCAGCAGCGGTTTTAGCCATCTGCGTAAACTGTTCGGTGCCAGTATTGACGTTTTGACGCAACTTTTTGTTTTCGTCCAACAGGCGTTGTGTAAGAGTCTCGAGTTCTTGCTTTTCCCGCAAAGTAGCTTCTTTGGCTCTGCGTTCGTCGTGACGAGCGTGTGTTAACTCCTTAATACGCTTTTGCGCACCTTGGGTGTACTGCTCAATCTCTTCGTCCGTAGGGTCTTCAACTTCCCTGTCCAGTGGTCTACGACCACGGTCTTGTTCAGGGGTGTCGTCGATGATTGAGACTTCAACATCTTCGTCGTCAGGAGTAACGATCTCAATGTCTATTGTTTTATCCTCAATCTCGTCAGGGAACTTAAATTGTTCTCCAGCCATATCTACTCCTTTAAGCGCGGGTTACACCGCGAGGGTCTTGCACAACACATTCCACCATGTCATCGTTGATGACGCGGAACTCTTTTCCAAATATCTTGAATCGCGTACCGGAGTACGTACGTACTAAGACGAAGTCACCTTCTTTGCACCACGCGCCCGAGGGGAACTTGGTTTTATCTTTGTACGCGTCTGACCCTACACGCATGACAAACAACACCGTAGTGGCGTGTTCTTCTTGGCGCAAAGTCGTTGCATCTCGAACTAAGTCGAGTGAAGTCCCCGCTAACTTCTCGTCCACGGGGGGGACGATGCACAGGATTTTGTAGCCTGTCGGGATGGGTAATGCAGAGGCTTTTGCTTCCTCTGAGTCGGGAGCATCCAATTGTTGGATGGGGGTAGGCAGGAGTATTTCACTCATCTGATTCGTCAACTTTCTTTGCAAGGTCGAGTAGATAACCCTCTGCGATGGCTAGACCATGAATCACCCCACAGAGTTTTTGATATTGGTCGAACGTCTGGCAGGAACCTGCGGCTAGGTCATCTGCGTAGTTGTTCATATCGGTGCGTATTTTTTCGCGCAATACGCGTGCGAAGTCTTCAATCATTTGTTAAATATTTCCTTTTGAGTTGTTGCGTGCCTGTGTAGCACGGTCTGCTTTGTCGGCGGCGTCGACTACAAGTTTCTTTTCTTCAAAGTGTATTTTGTCGGCTTTAGCGGCTGCATCTGCGGCGAGTTTCCTCTGTGCCAACGCAATATCTGCTTGGGCTTTCTGTGCCTTAATCTGTACTTCTTGCTGTTTGATCTGCAATTCTTGCTGTTGCATCTGGATAACAGGGTCTTGTGCTTGTTGCTGGGCTTGCATCTGTGCAGCTTGGCCTTGGCTTTGCTGGAGCACTTGTTGTGCGGCTTGAGCCATCATGCCTGAGAGCGCCAACTCAATCTCTGGTGGCAACTTCTCGTCTTCTGGAGGCAGAGGCATGCCCAACTGTTGCTCAATCTTCTGACGATACAAGTAACCAACGTGCTCTGATACGTGCGCCATCATGGCCGCTTGCATCATTGGTGCCTTGGGGTTTTGCCCAACCAACTGCTGTACCAACGGATCGTTGATCATCGACATATGCACCTTGATATGTGCCTCATGGTCTTGGTGCATGAACGCTTTCATAGGCTCGCTACGCAACATTGACATGTTCTCGGATACTGGATCTTTTGGCTTCTCGTCGTCTGGCAACGGGATTAACTTGTCTGGGTTCTTAATGCCAAGAACCTCAAGCATCCTGCGGTGTAGTTGTGGCAAGTCATAGATATCTGGAGCCATCTGCGCCATCTGAACAACCGCTTGGTACTGCACGACACGCTGGGACATCGTGGCAGCATTTGGGTCGCTCACAGGAATAATATCTACGTTCTTGTAGTCTTCTTGGCGAGCAGAACGGTTGCCTTTTTCTGGGTCAAAGTTGTAGTCTGGGTCGGCGTTGTCACGGATGATGACTGCCAACAGACCCAACTCTTGTTTGAATGAGTAGTGCAGACGTGCTTGTACCGCTGTCATCACCTTTAGCTGGCGCTCTAACAGAGCCAGCGTTGTACCCACAGGTGCTTGCGCAGACATGTCGGACACGTTCATGTCCGCAGTAGCCGCAAAACGACGCCCTTCTTCTACGATCTTGTCAAGCAATGCCGCCAGAACCGCACTTGGTTCTTTATATGGCAGGGGAAGAATGTTCTCCCGCAGTGCGCCTGAGCCAATGTCTACGTCACGAAATTCACCGGGGGCGATTGGGGTGTCATCTCCCTTGATTCGCAGACCACGCGATTTAAGTCCTCCGGGGAGGTTTGATAAAGTGCCAGCGTCAACCAACTGGCGCATGATGCTCGTTGCTGATTTAGCAAATCCACCGATGAGATGGAAGAGCCCGAAGCCGTAGGCTCCAAAGCCGGGGATGTACTGGTAGTGGACGAAGTGCTGGCGCTTGAGTCTGTACTCATCATCTTCCTTCCAGTTGCGGCGTATTGACAGGATGTCGTTTGAGCCTTTTATTAGGGTAACCACGTATGGTAATGCTATGCCGGTTTCTTCGCCGTCATCATCTTTGTCTTCAAAGCCTTCTAAATCCAAGTCCACATGGCACTCGTATAGAACATAACGCTCGTCGTTTAAATCAGAGAACCCAGTCTCTTTGTCTTTGGCTTGCTTGATGTCGTCTTGCGACGCTTTCATTGGGTCTGGCAACTCCATATCGCAGTAAAACCCTGCTTGCTGGAGTTTAATAATCTCGTTCTTTGTCTTACGCATGACGTGCGTCACGCGATAACAGGTGTCCATGTCCGTCGCACCGTATGGCAGGATGATGTCTTCTGCTGGCACAAACATAGATACTTGACGCCCGATGTTGGGGTCTTCGTACACTTTCTTAAACGCGGAACCCGTAGCAGGCAGACTCCACAACATACGTTCTTGTTCTGGACGGAACTCCTTCATGACCTCAGTCAACTGGTAGTTCATGTCTTCCTCGACACGCTGTGCAGCTTCTTTCTTCTGTGGGGTTTCTTTACCAATAATTTTGGTGCGCACAGGTCCCTGCGCAGGGAACATCTCCGTAATCGTCTCGCTTTGGAAACGCACCACGGCTTCTGTAATCATGGGATGGAACACGCCCGACGCGCCGTTCCAAGGTTCTGTTCGCTCTTCGTACTGGAGGCCAAGTAACTTTAGACCTTGTGTATACGCTTTCTCCCAGTCCTTGCGTGAGTTCTTGTCGTTCTCAATATCTTCAACCAAATCCCCTGCAAACGACTCCTTTACGCTATCGTCCATCTCGTCTGCCAAGTTGGCGTTGAAGTCATCGCCATCATCTTCGCCCGGCTCGATGTGTATTTCTAAGTCCCCTGTACGGATGTTGACCGCTTCTGGGTCAATGATCTCAATCTCAAAATCATCTGGCTGGTCTTGCGCCAAATCATCAATACCTTGTGGCTGTTGATATAGCGTTTTGTCAATATTGGTTGCCATGTTGGTCCTCAGTAGTAAGCGTGCTGCCTACGTTTAAAAATTATTGGCTCGTCTTTCTCATCGCTGTCAAGCGATATGAACCCGCCTTGTCTGAACCGCATCAGTGCTTGGGACGTAGTGTCAACGAAGTCATCATGCTCGCCCACTGGGAATGATGCAACTTCCTCAATCACCTCACGCGCCCAACGTGTATCTGGCGCCCACACCATGCCTGACGCAAAAAGGTCTGCAATCGCATTCAATCGTACCATCTTGTCATTGCCACGACTAGGGTTTGTCTCCCACGCAGGTATGCCCATCGCCCGAAACTCTTGTATCAGCGGTGCGCCAGCAGACTTCTTCTCCACAATGAACGCATCAGGCTCCCATTCCTTGTAGTGTTTGAGCGCAACAGCCTTTAACTCGGGGAATGTCATCCTGTCTTTGAATGCATCGAGCAGAATAATCTGTGCTCGGCTGCCTTCTTCCTCGTTATAGAACACACCCCACGTCGTACACGCAGAGTAATCCGAATTCGTTTTGACTTCGTGAGCAGTATCCCAAGACTGGATGACGTAATCACAGGTCGGAGGGTCTTCTGACTCCCAAATTCTCCACATTTTGCGAGAAATGACCGCGCTGTTGTCCGAAGTGGGTTGTTGCATGTACTGCGCGTTCCAATATCGGGGGTCAATACTGGCTTTAGTAGCTTTTAACGCTGGAAGTGCCCACTGTTCCGGCCACAATGACTTCTCGTTGTCCGTACCTTCGTTCAATATGGCCGGCAACTCCACAATTTCCCACGGTATGGCTTCGGGATTCTTCGTTTGGTAGTCCAGCAAACGTCCCGTGAGGTCTAGAAGAGACCAACGGGTCATGATGACGATGATCGCACCGCCCGGCATCAGACGTTGCAAGGGTCCCGTTTGAAACCAAGACCATGCCGTGTCAAACGCTAGACGAGAGTTTACTTTAACGTCTTGTTCTGAATGCGGGTCATCAATAACGAATAGATCAGCGCCGCGCCCAGCAAGCGCTCCGCCGACACCTGCCGCGTAGTACTGTCCACCGGCAGACGTAGACCATTTTCCGGCGGCTTTTTGGTCGTCAGCCACATGCGTTGAGGGGAAGATTTCACGATACTCCTCCGTGTCGATCAAGTTACGAACTCTGCGTCCAAAGTCTTCAGACAAACCAGCGGTGTGCGTACCCATAATGATTTTCTTATTAGGGTATTTACCTAGAAAATACGCTGGGAACAGGTAACTGGAGAACTCCGACTTACCCATACGCGGTGCGATGTTGATAATCACCCGCTTTTTATTGCCTGCAATCACATCCTCAAAGATTTTGGCTAGCTTCTTGTGCTGTGGTCCCACCTTGAAGCCCGGATACACATGCTTGGCAAAGTCCAATATATGGTCTCTGGCACCATACAAAGATGCCCGACGCTCACGCTCTTCTAGCATGTCCATCAACTCGATCTTCTCCTGCACCGACATCTTGGGCAGGGCTAGTTGAAGCGCTTTGGCTTCAGACTGCGTCAGGTTTAGGCTGCTGAAGTTCATCTTCTGTGCTTATGTCAGTTTTGTCGGGTTCGATTTCGGATACATCCTCTACGTCCACAACCCCCATGAACTTGTTTAGCTTTTCCTTGATCTTCTTGTCGATGTCTGAGTCCGACATGTCGGCCTTCTTGATCTCCACCCGTTCGGTGAACAAGGCAACTTCCGTAATCCGCCCCAGCATATCTAATGCTTTAAGTCGTACTCTGGCGTCTGGATGATTTGTCTCCTCCAGAATTTTTGCTACCGCCATACCGCGCAAGTGCTTGGCTTGTTCTACGAACTCCCAGTCGTATGCAGCCAGCATGGCAACTAAATGGCGTACTGCCTCTGGGGTCTTTATCTGGGTGAGTTGGTGTTTCGTTTCCGCAACAGGGGTGTTGGTGGATAACGCAGTAAATACTTTTTGCGCTGCCTTGGCGTTGGCCTCCTTGAGTGCTTTGTCGTCGTCATCGACTCCCAGCTTCTCTAGCCATGCGGTTGTATTGACTTGGGCGTTCAGTATTTCTTGCGGCGACGATTTTTCCAAGGGCAAAGATGTCCTTGGTTTGTGCTCCATAACTGGAGGTTCAAAATCTACTAAATGTTCGAGCATTTATCCCTAAAGGTTTGCGGGTTGCGTTCCCGATGGGTGTGAGTGTATACTAACTTCTGGTAAGTGTGCAAGCAGTTGTCAAGTCTTCGTGCACATTTGCTTCTCCTGATGGATGAAACCATCTTAAGCCCCCCGTGGAAACACAGGGGGTTTTTTTTATTCTGTGTTGTCTAGAGTTAGACATGTGTTTTGTGAATTTTTTATAAAATTTGTGGGGGTAGTGATTAAGTATTACAGAAAATTGAATTGTGGTTACGAAACAGTGTTCATGCATGGCGCACGCAAGGGTGTCTAAACAGGGGGATGCCCCCATAGTGGGGTCTAAGGTATTCACTTTCCCACGCTTACGCCTACGCAAGAGGACTAAAGTATACCCTCGTGCTATAATAGAGACATCGGTTGGGGATTCGCCCTAGTCGATAGCGGGGAGGAAACTCCCCGTTTGTATTTCAATCATTCAATCAGGAGGCTCTATGCCAAATTTAGTTCCACACAATCAGTTCTTCTTCAACCTCGGCAATGCCGATCGCATGACATTGGATGCAAGCAAGCCGTTGCACGATGTGTATGTGAAGGCTACGCCTGAGCAACAAAAGGACTTGTTCTCTCGTGCCGTGTTCCATTACACGCTCGGCAACATGAAGTTCGAGCATGACGATGTAAAGGGTATCAAGGCGGTCACGCTCATCATTGCCAAGACTCGCAACGAGCGCACCAAGGATCAAGAGCGCATCGTCAATGGTGCAAACGCAAAGGCACGCTACCACTTGGTTTCTCGTGGCAAGCCTATTGCGGGCAAGACTTCAGGCAAGAAGATTCACTTCACAGTCGAGCAACGCCACGCCGTGGACAACGCTCTCGCTGCTTTTGAAGCCGAGACTCTCGCCGAGCAAGTCAAGATGCTTCGTGCTTACTTGGCTACCTTGGAAGTTTGATCGGGGAGATTTCTCCCCGATCGTTCGTGGCGGTGCAAGCGTCAAGCCTGCCCGCCGTTTTTTTATCTGTCTAATCAGGAGATCATCATGTATTACAAAAGCAAAGTCCTGCGCCAAGGCGCATTTTGGAAGGTTCAAATCTACTTCGTGGGTAACTGGGAAACCATGCCCGACAACTTCTGCACTCGTGCCCAAGCCCGCAACGCTCAACAATACTGGAGAAACAAATGAAAGCAACAGTAGTAATTTCTCACATGGCATTAGCCAATGTTCTCGTTCTATTAACCATCATCGGTATAGCGGGCATAGGAGAAAACGGAGGGGGTTATCTTTGGATATTCCTCACTGTGTTTCCCCCATTCGCGCTCGGCGCACAAATCATGTTCATCATCAACACTTTCACGGAGTAATCATCATGCGTAAATTCCAACAATTCAAGACAATAGCCAACATCACTACACCCAAGGGCATACTCGTAGTCCAAGACTACTACCCAAGCAAAGGCAAGGGCGACAAGAAGTGGCGTGAGTATGTCCTCCACTGTGCAAGTTTCATAGGTGGCGCAAGCATCGTCTCTGCAAGCGAGAGCGAACGCAACTACTGGGTAGCCCAACAAGGCGTAAGCATGGTGCAACAACCCCTTGGCTTGTAAACATCGGGGAGATTCCTCCCCATTTGTTATTTCTACAGCGAAATTACATTTAAAAAATTCGCTATCCTTAATTTCGCACACTATCAAAAATGTTGGACACCGATTTCGTGGCGTCAATGCTGGCGTTCCGACAAAACAGTCCTATCTATCTATCTTTTTATTTATATATATATATATAGGAGGGAGTATTTATATGTGTGCATATTTTCTTGTTTGTAATTTCGCAGGTTTTCTTTTACCTTTGTATGCTTTGGTTAGTGTCTTGCAAGTTTTGGATAGATACCGAGGACACTTATGCCCCATACCTAGCACCCACAAGGGCTACAGAATGTCCAACATTTTGGATACCTTGCGAAATAGCGGATAGGTAGGATATAATTTCTAATTTCTCTGGAGAAATAACATGGCAATAACTTACAAAAAATATCTCAACCTCACGCTCAATCAAGTGATGACTGATTTAGCCACGCAAAACATCCCCGCCCACACCAAGCAAGAAATCATTGAAAGCGTGAGAAATGAGAAGAAACTAATGCGATCCATCAAAGCGCAGAAGAATCAGCACACACGCCTTTGGGCAGAACTAAGGCAACCCCTTGAGTATGAGATGCGTTTGGTCAGGCGTATGGGTGCGTATGAAAACGGAGAAACCCTGAGAAATGATGCGCTCAGTGGGTATCTCTTGGTGCTTGGGAAACTACATGACAGGATGCACAAGTTGTCGCAAGACGGCACACTCATGCCAAGCGAGGTAGCCAAGGACAAGCACTACCCAAACAATGGTGTGCATTGGTCTGACTGGGTCAAGCGTGAGGTAAAAGAAGCGGTGCTCGATCTGTTCGATGCGATACCCAAGCAGGGGCAGAAGGTGAAAGTCCCATTCGAGCGCAAGATACCCAAGGCACTACACGCTCACCTCAAGTCAAGGCTTAGACAACGCACCGAGAAGGAACTTGTCAACGAGCAACGCAAGCAGAGCGTGGACTACACCGAGGGCAGAGCCTCGACCATAACCAAGATAACGCAAGCCCTCACATGGGTAAACGCCAGTGCGGAGGGTGAAGCCTTGCCAACAACATGGCATGGCTTCTTCAAGTGACGACCAGTGTATTCGGGGAGGTTTCTCCCCAATCGGTAA